CAAACTCTCCATCAGAAAGTTTAGCGTCTATTAAATCTTCTTTAGGGCCACCTGGGCCATTGACGGGCCCTCCACTTTCATAATTGATAGAAGCAATGCCTCCACTATTAAAGTAACCCCCACCTCCATAATAAGGATTCTGCATTTCACCTTTGACTTGATCTACATCTATGCCATACATGAACGCAAGTTCTTTTCTTCTTTTAGTTTTCGTTGCTTCCCATTCTTCCTCCGGTGTCATACGACCACCATATAATCCTGCTGCTTGTGACGCTAGTGTTGGTAAAAAATCTGTAACAATTTCACCTTTGTCTGGACCTGCACCACCTAACATATTATTACCACCTTTAGATACTTTAGAAAAGAAATCTATTGGTGCTATTTCTTGAGTAGATGCTGGTATAACATTATCTGCTACTCCTGTGCTACCCCACGTTCTTGGATCATTAGGGTTATTAATAGGTAAACCTTTATTTATACTTCCTCTCATTTCAGGACGCATTATTGCACTTTCTTGTAATTTGCCAGGGCTTTGTAAAAAATCCATTGCTGTTTTTGGTTTATAATTAGTTTGAAAATCAAGAAATTTTTTCACTGCATCAGCATCTTGAGCTCTATAGGTTGCCGGTATTGCTTTAGCTGCTGGATTGTACGTCCCTATTCCCATACTTTGTTCTAGTCCACCAGGACCATCCATAAAGGAAGGTATTGCTGATCTGCCAGGTTTATCAACCACAGTCTTAAACATGTCTTCTGTATAATTTCCTGGTTTATTCGCTGTGTTAAATGCGTTAGCTGCTTGGTTAGCTTTTAAGTAAGAGAATGGCATTGAAGCTAGGCCAGAATACATTGCTGCTTTGCCTGGATGTTTAGATCCACTAAGAGCTGCTGTTCCATAACCTAATGCCGATTGTTTTAAAGCGTTAGCCATTAAAGGATTCATACTACCAAACATACTTCCGAGCCCTAAAAATTTAGACCCCATAAGTGCTGGTGCTGCTGCACCTAGTGCCATTGGTAGTGCCATTTGCACCAATGGATTCTTCATTAATTTACTTAGAAATCCCATATTACACTATTCCTGGAACTTGAAATGGTATAGTTCCGTAAGTTTCTCTTAATTGTTTTATAATCTCTGGATCTGTTGCTGGTTCTTGTCCGCCACCAAACATTCCCCCTAGAAATCCTTTGTCTTCATAAGAATCAACTGCATTTTTGTAATCTTGATAATTACTAAAAAAATCTGGTCTACCATATGTGCTACCCATAAAATCAAGTTGTGGTTGACTTAACTCTGCCATCTGTGTTTCTTGAGGTAAAGCACCCATTATACCCATATCTTCTTGTAAAAAATATTCATAATCACGAGGATCAAAATTAGGTGAAGGCATTGGCATTGAACGATCATAATCAGGTGAAGGCATTGGCATTGAACGATCATAATCAGGTGAAGGCATTGGTCTTGGCCCTAATCCTGATGGAGGTTTAAAACCAAAATCGTAATCAGGTGAAGGCATTGGTGCCGGTAATGGCATGTTCCTTCTAAAATCAAATTCTCTATCAGGTGAAGGCATCGGCATTGGTGCCGGTTGTCCTCTTCTATATTGTTCAGGAGTTGGAAAACGCCTTCCTTCGTAAGGATTACCTTGGTTAGGCATTCTGTTGTTTGATTGTTCTATTCCTGGTTGTCTGTTGCTGGATAATCTATATCCTAAACTTGGAACTCCTTGTTGTTCTTGTTGGGGTGGGCGAAAAGCCATTATAAATCTCCTGCTATGCTTTTAATTATCTTATGTATTGCGACAGATACTTTTACATCACGTCTGATATGTTTTATCTCTGTGTCGGTTGCAGGGTTACTAACATCGTCTTCAGCTTCTTTATCTGAACCGTATTGTTTTCCTGTTTTAGTATTAGTAATAGTTACTTCGGCTGGTACGACAATTTCAGGTACTTGTTCCCCGTTTACCGTGGTCCATTTTACTACACTATCATCTTTTATAGGCATATTTACTCCTTATATCAAGTATTATTATTAATTTCAAGCACAGAAAGCACTACGTGTAGCCTATCTGCATTACCTGGTGTTACCGTAATTATTTCTCCTTGCTTAGCTATTAAAGGCTCAGTTAATAATTCTACAGGAACCGCGGCTCCTACCACTATATCTTTACCCAAACTAAACACTGCACTTGCTGCATCTGTGATAGTTGCAGTAATAGTACTGCCAGCAGCTGAGTCGTCACTAACTCTTATAGATTTAATTATAGCCTGTACCTTATCTGGCACTGTATATAATACTACAGGGTTAGTATTTGTAGCTAAGTCTGCTTTATAATTTGTATATACGTTACCCACTAAACCACGCAAACGCTTCATCATCATTACGCAACGTTTCCGGTGTGTAAGTACTGTTAAGCAATAAAATTAATTGATCTAAGTTACCAACTAGCTTATCTATTTGAACTTTATCATATTCTGTAGCGCCCTGAGGTGTTCTAGGTAAAACTATTTGTGCCATTATCGCATCCCGTCTTGTTGTACATCAGCTCTATACGTACCATAACGCCAATTAGAACCAAGTTCTGTAGTCTTTATACTAATTTGTGCCTGTCGTCCACGAGCTCTTGTATCTACTTTATTTGTAGTAGAAGTAATTGTGTGTGCTATAGTTGTAGCACTTGAGGTAGGATATAATTTAAAAATTAAATCTACGCCTATGTTACCTGTTATAATTTTAAAATCAGGTATAAACCTTTTAATTGACATTAAGTTTTCTCCTGCTTGTGGAATAACAAAAGCACCAGAATTTAATTCTGATTCTAAAGCCACACCGTTTGCATCTGTTCCAAATTCCTGTGCATACATTAATGCGCGTCCATTAGTTACTCCAGATATTTCTGTAGCCGGAGACAATGGTGCAACTGGTGTTGTTGAACTATTAGGATCAAAATCTAATGCATATGGAAAATCATATACACCTTTATCAACCCATGAAGTTCTAGCCAGTTCTCCTATGGACCAAGTTTTTTCTTCATAATTGTAAGTAACATATCTATCAATTTGTGATGATCCATTTGAAGGATAGAACCATGTTACTTCATTAAACTCACTATTAAGACAAGCAAAAGTATCTTTTTGTGATGCTTGGTCTATATTTGTAAATACATAATCCTCAACGCTACAAGGTATTTTTTTAACTGAACCATCAAACACGAAGAAAGAATCTTTACCCATCCAAAAAGCATTACCATTAGATTCTACTGCTGAGTGTAATCCTATAGCTCCACATGCAGATCCTAGTTGAGAAAAACCAAATGTAAAAGGTGCACCTACAAGTTGCATTTGATACAAAGCTGTATCTGTCCATACCAGCATAGCACCACGTGATCTTTTTGCTGTAATTAATTTACTACCGTCTGTTAATCTTTGTGAACCAGATGTGTTTGTTGCTGTCGGTGTCCAATCATTTTCGTCTTCTTGATCAGACCAACGTATAAACATATCGTCTTGCGTAGTTGTGCCTATAAGTTGCGTTCCAAAACATATGACATGTCTATCTGTACCAGAAACTAAAACAAATCTATTTTGCGTTGGAGCATTAGAAATAATTGTAGCTGCAACAGGTGTACCTGCACTGTTTGATGTGTCCCAATAATATAATGAACCATTAAATTGACACGCTAATAAATCTTCACCCCAGGTGTCCAAGGACCATTTACCTGAATCTAACTGTACTGAGTTAGGCGCTGCAAGACCAGCTCTTGTTGTGTTCCATGTAGATAATCCCCATGTTCCTGCTCCCCAACCGTATCCGGCTATAGATGTAGCAGGGTTAGTATTAATTTCATAAGCTGCTGTCGCTGTTTCTGCAGAAGCACCTGCACTTGTCGCATCAGCAGTCGCAGTAATTTTATATTGTGATGTAGATACAACTTCTATTATTTCGTATTGTTTGTTTTGTAGTGTAGCTGCTGGTATACCATTAACTGCGCCACTAACACTTGTTATAGTTACAAAATCTCCTTCTATTGCTCCGTGTGCTGCGTCTGTTATTGTGACTGTAGGAGAGTTATTTACCGTTGTAAATCCTGTAATGTTACCCGCTGCTGTTGCACGTGTCGGTGTAATATCATACCACGCATTATTTTGATAAACGTATAATTTTTTATTAGTTCCTGTTGCTAAGTATTGTTCACCTCTAAGATCAAACCAATCAACAATTCCACGTGCTGCACCAATTAAAGTTTCTGTAGTAACTGTAGTAAAACCACCTATCTTTTCTGGAAGGCCATATCTAAATCTAACATTTTTACCAAAGAACCATTTACCTTCAGCACCATACTCGGTGTCTTGTTGGTCTATTCCGGGTGCTATTGGTACTTTTACTAAAGTCATTTAGCTCCTATACAGCTGTGTCGTAAAATCTAATCCAACGATCCGTGCCGTTGATACTTACGCGTATTGCTCCTTGTTTACCCCCTGTAGTTCCTGTTGATGAAGATAAACTTTTTGTACTATCACCAGCAGATGTTCCTTCAAAATAAATAAAGTCTTCATCAGTGTCATCTTGATCTAAATTTAGACAAGATATACCGCCTGCTGCATTATTTTGATTGACTTCTAATTTACCGTTAGAAGGTGTAGCAGATCCAATAGC